CGCAATCAAAACCTACGTGACGATATATTAGAAATGAACAACCTCAATCCTAGTTACACTCGTCAAAGTCAAAACAGCAGCTGGGGTACAGGCGGTGGCGGTACTTACGAAGAATAGATTATCAAAAGACTTGCATTCGCTGTTACAAGTGTCTATACTTGCAAGTTATGTCTAACCTATTCAAGAAGGCCGCGGTCTTCACCGATATACATTTTGGTCTAAAGTCAAACAGTGTTACGCACAACGAGGACTGTTTGGCTTTCGTTCAGTGGGCTGTTGCTAAAGCCAAAGAGGAAGGTTGTGAAACCTGCTTCTTTTTAGGAGATTGGCACAACAATCGAGCTGCACTAAACATTTTAACGCTGAACTACAGCCTTAAAGCTCTAGAGCTCATGAATGACAACTTTGAACGTGTGTATTTTATTCCTGGTAACCACGATTTATATTATCGCGATAAACGTGACGTTCAAAGCGTGGAGTGGGCGAAGCACCTCCCTCGTGTTCAAATCTGCAATGATTGGTTCAGCGACGGTGATGTCACTGTTGCCCCTTGGTTATGTGGAGACGATCATAAGAAGCTACTAAAGAAAAAAGGCAAGTACTGCTTTGGGCACTTTGAGCTGCCGGGCTACTACATGAACGCCATGGTTCAGATGCCTGATGTAGGCGAAGCCAAACGCGAAGACTTTGTGGGCTTTGAACATGTGTTTACAGGACATTTCCATAAACGCCAATCAGCAAACAATATCACATACATTGGCAACTGCTTTCCACACAACTATGCCGACGACGGCGACGAAGATCGTGGCATGATGATTCTTGAGTGGGGCGAAGAACCAGAGTATCATGCTTGGCCTGATCAACCTACATATCGTGTGCTCAGCCTCAGCAGTATTGTTGAACAACCTGAAAAAATTTTTAAACCCAAGATGCACGCCAGAGTTAACATTGACATTGATCTCAGCTATGAGGAAGCCAACTTTATCAAAGAAACCTTTGTGGACACTTATAAACTGCGTGAGATCAGTCTGATCCCTAACAAGAGGGTAGATGTTAACGAAGCAGTAACCGGCGAAATCAAATTTGAAAGTATTGACACAATCGTGCAAAATCAAATCAATGCCATTGAAAGTGATCACTTTGATCCAAAACTCTTGCTAGATATCTATAGAAACTGCTGATGACTTTTAAAATAAAAACGCTTACTGTAAAGAACTTCATGAGCGTGGGTAATGCCACGCAGGCTGTTAAGTTTGATCGTAATGACCTCACGCTGGTACTTGGACAGAATCTAGATCTAGGCGGTGACGACACAGGTGCTAGAAACGGCACAGGCAAGACCACGATCATTAATGCGTTAAGTTATGCTCTGTACGGAGAAGCATTAACCAAGATCCGCAAGGAAAATCTAATTAACAAAACCAATGGCAAAGCCATGATGGTTACCATTGAGTTTGAGAAAGACGGTCAAAGCTATAAAATTGAACGTGGTCGTAAACCTAATATTACTAAATTTTTTGTAGGCGACATCGAGCAGGAAAACAAAGAAGACGAAAGTCAAGGCGATTCAAGAGAAACACAGCACGAGATAGAACGCATGCTGGGCATGAGTCACGATATGTTTAGACACATTGTGGCACTGAATACCTATACTGAGCCTTTCTTGAGTTTAAAAGCAGCTGACCAACGAATCATGATTGAGCAACTGCTGGGCATTACTCAGCTGAGTGAAAAAGCAGAAGCTCTCAAAGAACAAATCAAATCCAGCAAAGATGCAATCACGCAGGAAGAGTTCAAGATCAAGGCACTGCAAGACGCCAACGTGCGCATGCAGGATCAAATTGAAAATCTAAAACGCAGGCAGGGTCTGTGGTCCAAAAAGAAACAGGAAGACCTAGACAAGCTGGTTGCAGCTTATGATGAGCTTGCAAAGATTGATATTGAAGCAGAACTACTGGCACATCAGGATCTAGCCAAGCATTCTCAACTGCTTAAAGATCGTGCGGATCTTGAAAAACTAATTGCTCGCTGCGAACTAGACGAAGCAAAAGAAAACAAACTGATAGAAAAGCTCAAAGCAGAAATTGCTCAGCTGGAAGATCACAAGTGTTATGCCTGCGGACAGGACATGCACGACGAAAGACACGGACAGGTGCTTGCAGACAAACGCAAGAGCCTGCAAGAAGCTGCACTACAGGCGCTAGCAACCAATACTCAGTGGATGGAAAATACTGATGCACTAAAAGCATTGGGCATGCCGGGTCCTGCTCCTGTTACGTTTTACGCACAGGAAAGTGATGCTTTTGAGCATAGAGCCAGCATGGCGCATGTGCTGAGTCAGCTCACAGCCAAGCAGGATGAAGCAGATCCGTACACAGATCAAATTGCAGAAATGGAAGCGCAGGCGCTGGCTAACATTGATTATACCTTGATGAACGAGTTGGTCAAGCTGCGTGATCACCAGGATTTCCTGCTAAAACTGTTGACTAGCAAGGACAGTTTTGTGCGCAAACGCATCATAGACCAGAATTTAACCTACCTCAACACACGATTGAGTGACTACTTAGACAGGATCGGACTTCCGCATACAGTGACGTTTTTGAACGATTTAACTGTGAATATCACAGAGCTAGGACGCGAGTTAGACTTTGATAATCTAAGCAGAGGCGAGAGAAATAGGCTAATATTAAGCCTCAGTTGGGCGTTCCGCGATGTGTGGGAAAGCCTGTATCAGCCCATAAATCTACTGTTTATTGACGAAGTTGTGGACTCAGGTATGGACAGTTCAGGTGTAGAATCTGCGCTGGCAATACTTAAGAAAATGAGTCGCGATCGCAACAAGAGTGTGTGGTTGGTATCGCACAAGGACGAGTTAGTAAGCAGGGTGAACAACGTGCTTACTGTTACCAAAGAAAATGGCTTCACCAGTTATGGCACAGACGTAGACACAAAATAATCTTTATCATGGCTCAATGAGATATATAATGCACAACACTAGAAATCCAAAACATGACATGGTTTTACAAAGGCGAACAAGTTAATGAATTACCTGACGAATGCGTAGGATTTGTATATCTCATCACAAATAATCTATCTGGCAAAAAATACATCGGCAAAAAACTAGCAAAATTCAGCAAGACCACGTACAAAACAGTAAAACTAAAGAACGGCACAAAAAAGAAAAAGAAAATCAGAAGCAAAGTTGATTCTGATTGGCTCACATATTATGGCTCAAACGACCAGTTAAACAAAGACGTTCAACAATTAGGCACAATAAACTTTACCAGAGAGATTCTGTACTATTGCAAATCCAAAGCAGAATGCAGTTATATAGAAGCTCGAGAACAATTTACACACCGAGTGCTAGAATCTGAAGATTATTACAACGGACAAATCAGCGTCCGTGTTCATGGCTCCCACATAAAAAATAAAATTTAACAGTAACAGCTCGCACAGGCTAATATCGTGTGCTCTAAACCTGGACCTCGGGTCACAGGGATGGAACCCTCTGCGCTGTACAGAGAACTCAACTACTACCCGCAAGGATGAAGATCGCAAATGCCGCGATTTAGTTGTTTGAACAGGATTGATTAAAGGCTGAAAAGACGCAGTAGCGATACTGCACGGTTAGTATATGTGTTAGCGTATGTTTACTAATCCGCCGTTGTTATAAAGACGCAACTCGAGGTACCGGACAACCGCCTCTGTAATGTTGTAACGCTAAGTGACTGTGTGAACTCGGATGATGTACACAGATCTTAACTTTGCCCAGGGCGGGCAAAGTGTGACCATTGAATCTGGATGATATACTTTCGCTGAAGCGAAGCTAAAATGATTGATGAGCGATAGCGAATCAATAGATCTCGTTAGAGATCTTAAAAGAATGGCAATCCACTATCCTTGGTACTTTTCATATTGTCTTTGATGATCTCATTAACAATCTCTTTTTCTGTTTGAGTAAACATCATTGCATCTTCGTACGATATCCCACCGCGCATCCACCAGGTAAATCTCAGTGCTTCGTCTCGTATGGCCCTTGCTTCCTTGTCCATGCTTTCCAGCATGTTCTCGATACCTGGATTATCTAGGGTCAAGAGCCGATACCGAAAAAAGCTGCGTAGTCGAACACCACAGCAAGATCGTGTTCCTTAGTGCAGCTGGCACAGTTAATTTTTTGAGGTTTAGCAGCACCCACTGAGCTGAGTTCAGCAAACTTTGTTTGTATGGACTCTACCAGTTTGCCGTTTACATTTTGATAGAATTCTAGAATGTAATTCTTGTCGTACACACGCTCTGTTGGATTCTCTGCTGAGCCAATGTACTCTGTGGCTTCTGCTAGTGTTTCCAGATTGATCTTTAGCAAACGTTCCATTTGATTCATTGCTTCATTGGCTTTGGCATCTGGATCCTCAAGAGCATCAATTGCTTCGGCTAGTTTTTGAATTTCAAATTGAACCTTGTTGTTTTTGTTTACATCAAAGTATGCCTGTGGCATAAACTTGATGATCAAGTGATCAAATGTAAACACCTGTTCCCAGTTAGGACTCTTGATATGATCCAACAGCACACGCAGATCAGATGAATATGTGTGGATTTCGCTGCAATGTGGGCATTTGGTTTCCACATCCATGGCATGTCCGTAGCTGGCAATGCGAATGGCAATCAGTGCTGCGTCCACATCAGTTGCGGGCATTTTCCAAGCATTCTTAACATTGGGCATGCAGCTCTGTATCACGTCTACCATGCCCTGTCCGTTGATCAGTGCGTCTGGGGTGCGCAGTATCACTTCGTCTTTACTGGTCATTGGATATACTCCAATTTCTCCATTTTCTGGTAGTTCCAGTGCGCCTGCTGGCCAGTAACGCCCTTTGCTAGGCAGTTCAAAGTAAATCGCAGGCTGTCTAAAATACTTGGTCAGAGGGTTGGTTTGTGATGTCATGGGCTGAGCATGTGTCACATTAAAGCGCGGTGGCGCTGTTTGTGCAGCAAAAGGCGGCTGATTTAACTGTTGGCTCTGTGGCGGCGGAACCGCACTGTAAGGCGATTGTGGGCCAGGAATGCCGGCTGTGTTTTCAGGCTGTAAAGTACTCATTTTGATCCCCATAAATAATTGATATATGATTATTTATGGACACACATAATGGCCGCAAAAACAACTGAAGAACTCTTACAAGAACTGATAAACCTGCAAAAAGGTGGCGGCAGTTCTGCGGGCAGCGGAGGTGGCGGTGGCGGAGGTAGCTTTGATGACGGGGGCTATCAAAAGTCCATAGACGAAGCTAATAAGTCTATGACGGCATTTAACCGTACCACACAGACTTATACCAAAACTGCACAAGCCAGTAACTTTGTAGCAAATCTTTTTAACAAAACTACAGAAAAAGCTCAAAAAGAATTAGCTTCACTGAGCAAGGCCATTGCTGATCAAGAGCAAGCACTGGAGCGCATGCGACAGGCTGGTGTGCAGGTAACAGAAGCAGAATACGAACGATTAGAAAGCGACAAGAAGCTGCTGCAATCGCAGGAGCGCATGTATCAGTCGCAAGCAGCAGGAGCAGATATTGTAAAGGGCGTTGGCTCTGGCATGATGAGTTTTGCCAAGCAAATGCTCAGCATCGAGACCAATTACACCAATACCATGGCCAATCTGCTGTCGCAGGGTGCAAGTGGATTCCAGATGGCTGGTGCAGCCATGGAGGCTGGTGTAGACAAGATGAACGCGGCCAACCAGGCCTACGCTCAGATTGCACAACAAGCAGGACAGAGTTTAAGTCAGCTGGGTGGTAAGTTTGCACCAGCTGCTGGTTTAGCATTAAGTGTACTTGGTAGTGCTGCCGCAGCAGCCAGTGATGCAGCAGCATCTATGGCTAAGAACGGCATCAGAATCATGATGCAAGAAGGCGACAAGCTGATTAAAACGCATCAGGAAATGACCAGTGGCGGTTTGATCTTTAGCAATGGCATGAAAGGCATGATTGATGCCACACATGGTACCAAGTTGCGTCTTGAAGAAATGTCTCAAGTGGTAAAAGAAAATAAAGAATCTTTCTTGAACATTGGTATTGGTCTAGCTGAAGCAACCAAACGTGTGGGCAACGTGTCTAGAATTTTTGCTAGTACCACAGGCTCCATGGCCAAGATGGACAAGCAACTATTGGCTCTAGGATTCAGTTATCAAGAACAGGCAGCAATGGCTGCTGAGACCATGGCTGAAATGAAAAAGAATGGTGCAGACCCAACCGATAAACAGGTAGCTGCATCCACAGCCAGTCTAGCACAGAACATGGCACTGTTGGCATCACTTAGCGGTGAAGATGCCAAGCGACAAAAAGAAAAAGTAAAAGCTGAAAATGCAACCTTGGCATTTGAAATTGAAAAATCTAAGATGAGTGCAGACCAACGTGCTCAGTTGGATGCAGCCATGGCGCAGATGACAGAACAAGAGCGTCAGAATCTGCGCGAGCGCATGGTGTATGGTAGCGTGATCAACAAGCAAGGTGCTATCATGGAAGCCACTGTTCCACAAATGAAAAAGAACGGTGAAGAATTTTACAATCAATTAAAGAACAATTCATTATCTGTTAAGAGTGTTGCAGACGTTCAGGCTGCAAGTGCAGATCAAATGAAGAAACAGGTATTGGGCAACAAGGCCATGGCCATGGCAGACATGGCAG